AAAATATTGATGTTTATTTAGATATTTTTCCTAAATTTAAGCTACCAAGTGGTAAATATGCAAGGTCAGATAAAAAGAATCTAGAGAATAACTTCAGATGGTTTTTTGAATCACATACTTATACCTGGGAAACAGTAATTAATGCTACAAAGACATATGTTGATGAGTATGAGGCAACAGGATATAAGTATATGAGAACATCTCAATACTTTATTAGAAAACAAGGCTCAGATAAAACTTATGATTCTGAATTAGCAAATTATTGTGATATGTTATTAAATGGATCAGATGATCCGTCACAAACACATTTTAAAGAAAAAGTAGTATAATGTATAAATTACCCAAATTAATACTAGGGTGTTGTGCCATAGTAGGAATTCTATTAGGTTATTTAGTAATTAATACATTTGTTATTTCTATTACTGTAATTCAGTTTATTGTAGTTGAGGTAGTGATTAGTGTATTACATGCTACATATAATAGAGTAAAAGTAAAAATTATTTAATTATTGTATATGGCACTTAAGCAAACAGTTAATTCTAAGTGGGTTAGCCAAAAAGAAGGTTTTCAGGAATCATTACATTATTTAAAAGGCAGAATGGTAGGTGAGATTAAAAGTCTTAGAACACCGTGGCCTAAGTTTAATGATGCAATGACTGATGGTATTGAATGGAATACTATGACTGTAATTGGAGGAAGACCTGCAAGTGGTAAAACTTTAATTGTTGAGCAGATAGTAAGAGAATCTTTTATTCTTAATCCCGCAGAAGATTTTAGAGTTTTACAGTTTCAATTTGAAATGTTAGCTAGGTCATCTGCAATTAGAGAGTATTCAAGTATTATTGGTAAGTCATATAAGTATTTATGTAGTGCAGATGGTCAATTATCAACTGAAGATCTACAGAAATGCTATGACTATGCTAAGCAAAAGATTAAGTATCCCATTGATATAGTAGAAAAACCATGTACAGTAGATGAATTTATCAGAACTATACATGAGTATATGTCACATTATTCTGAAGTAGATGAAGAAGGTAAAAGGAAATATAAAAAGACTTTAATTTCTCTTGACCATTCCTTACTTGTAAAAAAAGCACAAACTGAAAGAGATAAGAATGAAACTTTAAATAACCTTGGTGAAGCATTAACAAATCTTAAAAGAGTTTACCCGATAGCATTCATTATATTAAGTCAATTAAACAGAAATATAGATAATCCTGAGAGATCAGAAGATGGGAAGTATGGTAATTATGTATTAGAATCAGATATATTTGGTGCTGATGCTTTATTACAACATGCAGATACTGTAATTGGTATCAATAGACCTGCTAAACAGAAAATCAGATTCTATGGTCCTGATAGATATATAATAGAAAATGATAGGGTAATGGTATTACACTTTCTTAAATGTAGAAATGGTGATACTAGATTAAGTTTCTTTAAAGCTGAGTTTGAAAGAATGAGTATAGCAGAAATGAATACTCCAGCACAACAAGAAAAAAGAATTGGAACCAAATAATTAATATATGGCATTAACAACAAAAGATAGCAGCAGTGCTAGTTTTAACAGAAAAGAAAAAACTGAAGAGATGGTAAAGTACCATCAAAAAGTATTTGATGCATTAGGTATAACTAGTCCTCTATATATACCTAAATGTGCTTATAGACCATATGGTAAAGATGATTTATATATGGGATTCTTTAAGAGTGAATTATCAAGAGGAGAAGACATCTATACTGAATACGTAAGTATTACACTAGAGTCTGAAGACCCAACAAGAACACTGTATAAATGGAGTTATAATTCATTTTATGATGAGGAGTATGAAACTACAGATCCTAATGCAAATGGACATGTAAGATATCTGATTCCTGTATCTGAACTGACAGCAATTAAAACTGAAACTAAAACTGAAACTAAGAGTACTGAAACGCAAGGGTTATTTCCTGATTTTGATGATTTAATGGATTCAGATTTAGATGCTCCTTTAAGCAGTTTAACTGTAAGGGATCTAGCTGCCATTCTATTACAGAAGCCAGTAAGTAATAAAAAATGGTTAAATGATTTAATAAAATGAAAGTATGAGTGAAGGATTAGTATTGCCCACTAAGAAAGTGAGTGCAACAAGAGTCAATCCAAAAAGATTAATTATTTATTCTAAGCCAAAGACAGGTAAAACTACTGCATTTGCTGGTCTAGAAGATAATTTAATTATTGATTTGGAGAATGGGACTGATTATGTAGATGCATTAAAGGTTAAAGCAAGTAATCTTAAAGAGTTGCTAGCAATTGGTAAACAAGTAGTTGAAGCTGGTAAACCTTATAAGTTTATTACTATTGATACTGTAACTGCATTAGAAGAAATGGTAATGCCATTAGCTGTAAAAAAGTATAAAGCCACTAGTATGGGTAAAAACTTTGATGGAGATAATGTAATTACTTTACCAAATGGAGCTGGTTATTTATATGTAAGAGAAGCATTTTTTGATGTTTTAAACTATGTAGATACTTTAGCTGACCATATTATTCTATCTGGGCATATCAAAGATAAGCAAGTAGATGATAAAGGTGAAATGGTTATGTCTGCTAATATAGATTTAACTGGTAAGATCAAGTCTCTAATCTGTGCAAATGCTGATGCAATTGGTTATATGTTCAGAAAAGGTAATCAAGTATTCTTATCATTTAAAACTAATGAAGAGACAACTTGTGGTGCAAGACCTGAGCATTTAAGAAATGCAGAAATAGTTATTAGTGAAGCTAATGACAAAGGAGAAATAGTTACTCACTGGGATGAGATATATAAATAATAAATAAAAAATAAGAAAAATGGCAATTGGAACAAAAGATGTAGGAACAGGTGGAAGTGGAATACCAAAAACAATTACTCCAGGTAATCACAAATTAAAACTTAATAGTTTAGTAGGTGAAGATTTTAAATTTATTCCGGGTGGTATAAGTATAGTGCTTAATGTTGAGACTGAGCCTCTTGAAGGATTTGAAGGATTCATGTTGGATAAAGAAAATCCAGATGCTGGTCATTATAAAGGTCAAATTGGTAGAGTAAAATCTGGTCAATATGCATTTGCAGATGGAGTAACTAAATCAGGTGTACAAATCTCTAGAGATAATAGTATATTAGTATTTATTAAATCATTATGTACTACATTAGACATAGTAGATTGGTTTGATGCTCAAGATAATAAGCACAATACAATTGAAGAGTTCATCACTGCATTTGATAAAACAGCACCTTATCAAGATAAGTATTTAGATTTCTGTATTGCAGGAAAAGAATATGAAGGTAAAACAGGTTATACAAATTATGACTTATATTTGCCAAAATCTTCTAGAGATGGTTTTGCATATGCTAAACTTGGATCTGGTAAACAGTTACTATATTCTGAAGCTCTACATCTTAAAAAATTAGAAGCTAAGAAAGTAGAAGCATTTGGTGAAGATGATTTTGAGGTATCAACTAAGGTTGGCTCAGACTTTGATTTAGACTAACAATAGTTTAAAGGGGAGTCAGGAAATGGGCTCCCTTTTTAATTAAAGTTAAAAGATATGATTTCAACTAAAAATGTGATTAGATTCCAGGATGTACCAACAATCTGGATCTTTGAGAATTACTTAAATCTTACTGAAAAATTAGACGGACAGCAGATAAAGATTAAATCTGTATTTAAAACTGAAAAGACTCCATCAATGATTATTTATATGGATGCTGCAACAATGACATATAAGTTTAAAGATTTTTCATCAGGTTATCAAGGAGACTCTATATCATTAGTACAATATATATTTGGTATTAAAGATAGAGGAGTAGTTTCTTATAAGATAGTTAATGACTATGTTAAGTACTTAGATGATCATAAATCTTACAAAGCTCCTGAAATTAAAACTTATGAGAACTATAAAGTAACTGATTATACTATTAGGCATTGGTCTAACTTTGATCAGAAATACTGGGGACAATATCATATTGGTTCTAAGATGTTAGAAATATATAATGTATCTGCATTAGAGTATTATAAGATGACCAGACTTGAACTTAATGGTACTACATCTGAAATTATTATTACAGGTTTAAATCTGTATGGTTATTTCAAAAAAGATGGCACATTGTATAAGATTTATCAGCCTAAGAATATGAATAAGAAATTCTTAAAGTTAGGTAATCATATACAAGGGTCACAACAACTATCACTTACAGTAGATTATTTAGTTATTACTTCTTCATTGAAAGATATAATGGCTTTTAATAAGCTTGGCTTTAAGGATATAGAGTGTATTGCTCCGGATAGTGAAAATACTATGATTAAAGAGCAAAACATAAATAAACTTAAAGAGAAATATAAAAAGATATGTGTACTATTTGATAATGATGAAGCAGGTATTAATTCTATGAAGAAATATAAAGAGAGATATAATCTTGATTTTATTATTCTTGATATGGAGAAAGATGTATCAGATTCTATTAAAGTACACGGTATTGAAAAAGTAAAAGAAGAAGTATTAAAATTACTTAATAAAACATTATATGAAAGGCAAGATTAAAATAAATTATGAGTTTGATGAAAAGACACCAGAAAAGTTTACTACAAGTTTAAAAATACATGGAGTTACTCCTGCACATCTTATACATGCAGTAGTATTATTAATAGAAACTATTGAGAAAGAAGGTGGTATCAATGTAAAAGAAACATTAACTGAGGTATTCTCAGGTAAATTTATACAAGAACGTAACAGTATTATACCACAGGGTGATGCTTAAATTTTAAAATTATGAGTTGGATATATAAAGGTAAAGAATTTACTGAAGATATGATTCCTGAAAATGCAATAGGTTTTATTTATAATATGACTGCAATAATAGACGGAAAATCAATTAGTTATATTGGTAAAAAGAATTTTTATGCAGATATTAAAACAAAACTGAGTAAGAAGGCTATGCCAACTGATAAGAGATTAAAGACATATAAAAGAGTAAAGAAAGCTACTTATCAAAATTATTACAGTAGCAATGAAGTACTGAAAAAAGCACACAAAGACAATATAAAAATTAAAAGAGATATACTAATGATATGTACTACTAAATTAGAATTGTCATACCAAGAAACTAAACATCAATTTGTATTAGGAGTACTTGAGTCTGATAAATATTTAAACGGTAATATACTGGGACGTTTCTATAAATTTAAATAATATAAGTTTAAATAATAAAAAGTTATGGATAAAAATAGTTTAGAAAAAATAATGTTTGGCTTAGTCAGTCATGGTATTAAAAAAGTTGTAGTACATTATGAAGGTGGTGGAGATAGTGGAGCAATTGAATATGTTAATGCTACTCAAGATCCATATATAGATTATGATGAATTAGAAAATTGGGATCAAGAATACTTATTAAATGATATTGATAGTGGATTAAGTACTTTAATTGAAGATTACTGTCAAGAGATGTTATTAAATGATATAGAAGACTGGTGGAATAATGAAGGTGGCCGTGGTTATGTTCATATTGATGTAGAACTTGGTACATATACAATTAATAATAGTATCAGAGTTGCTGATTGGGAAGAATATATTTATGAAGGTAGTTTAAAAGATAAAAATAAGAAATAATGAGTCATCCTATACAACATGCAAAATCTGCTGCAAAACGGTGGGGAGGAACATGGGAAGATTACATAGCTATTGAGGAGTGGTTTGATGAAACTAAAGCCTGGATAGGTCATAGTAAACACAGAATGTTTAGACATCATAGTGAAGGTATATTTGAATGTGAAAAAGTATTTGGAATGTCTTTTGTCAACTCAGATGGTAAAACTGTATATACAAGATATGTTGGAGAACAACATGTAAAAGAG